AATCTCCTGAAGGTCGCGCTCGAGGGCGCCGGCAACACGATGGGATCGAAGCTGCTGCCGCCGATGGCGCAGGCCCTGGACTACATGACGAAGATGGTTTCGCAATCTGGCAGGACGCCTGGCACGACCGGAATGCAGGGGGCCTGGGATGTCATCACCTCCGGTCCGCGCTTCGTTCGCTGGCTCGGCAGCACCGCATTGCACGGCAACATCCCCACGACCGAGGCCGAGCGACATGTCAGTGGACAAATCACTGGCCCGGTGCCGACCGCTGCCGCCGCCGCGCCGCGGGGCGCAAACGTGCTCAGCGCAGCAGAGAACGCGGCGTTGGACGACTTCACACCGGGCGAGCGTGCGCGTCAGCAAGCGAGCGAAGACAGTGCCGAGAACCGCCGCCAACTGGTCGCTGAGATCGCAAAGACCCGCGATCCTGGCAACCGAGCGATCCTTCAGGGCGAGTTGAACAAGATCGACGCACGCCTCCACGTCGAGGTCACGCTGCGCGGCGCGCCGCCCGGCACCAGCGCCAGCGCTCGCGTCGCGTCGGCTGACATCCCGGGCGCGACCGCCCGCGTGCAGTTCGCGATGCCTACGGGGGACATGCCATGAGCACGCCGCTGCAGGTCACCGGCGCCGTCCAGGGCATCAGCAGTTCGACGCAGGGGATCGTCGACGGCCTGGCCGGCATCACGGGCGACTTTTGGTCCCAGTTGCGTCCGGCGTCGTTCCGCGGCGTGTCGTTCTTCGTCACCAGCGCCGGCGGTCAGGCAGGGCGCCGCAACGCGGTTCACGAGTACCCGTTCCGCGACGATCCCTGGGTGGAAGACCTCGGCAAGTCGGCGCGGCGCTTCCAGGTCGTGGGCTACGTGGTCGGCGACGACGTCATCGCCCAGCGCGCGCGCATGCTCGATGCGGTCGAGGCGGCGGGCGACGGCGAGCTCGTGCATCCCACGCACGGCCGCGTCAAGGTATCGCTGATCGGCTTCGACGAGTCGGAGGTGTGGGACAAGGGTCGGAAGTTCGAGTACCGGTTCACCTTCGTGCGCCAGGGCGCGCGGATGTTTCCCTCGTCCACGGCGCTCGGGTCGGCGCAGGTCAGCGACGCATCGGGCGCGCTGGCCGGCGCCGGCGCCGCCGCCTTCGCTTCGCGCGTGGCATCGCACCTGGCCAACGGCGCGGCCGTGATCAACCAGGCGGCTCAGCAGGCCACGGCATGGGCCGAGAAGGCGACGGCCGTCGCGCAGGATGCGACGAGCCTGCTGAAGCTGTCGATCACCCTCCCGGGCCAGTTCGGACGACTGCTGGGCCTTGCCTCCGGCATTGACGTCGGCCAGCTGCTGCCGTCGGTCAAGAGCCTGACGACCGCCGACCTGTCCGCGACCGCCGCCGGCGCGCGCCTGGCGGTGGCCAACGCTTGCGACACGCTCACTTCGGCGGCATCGCGCCTCGGCCCGAGCACGACGGGCGAGTTCACGGATGCGGTCCAGGGAGTGGCCGACGCCGTGCTCGCGGTCGCGTCGACGCCGGGCGATGCGCTGCGCGGGCTGGCCACGATGGCAGGATTCCAGGCCATCGGTGCCGCGGCCGGTGACGAACTGGCGGTGCAGGACGCGTGCGCGGACGTCTTCCGGCGCGCGGCCCTTGCCGCAATGGCGGTCGCCGGCTCCAACTACCAGCCGGCCAGCAGCAACGACGCCGCGGCAGCACGGAACCAGGTGCTGGCCGTGCTCGACGCCGAGGTCGCGACCGCGGGCGACCAGTTCGAGGACGATGTGTTCTCCGCGCTGAAGGCGTTGCGCGCGCAGGTGGTCCAGGATCTCAACGCGCGCGGCGCGCAGCTGCCCACGCTGGTGACGGTCACCTTCGGGATCGAGTTGCCGTCGCTGGTGCTGGCCCAGCGGCTGTATCGCGATGCCACGCGGGCCGACGAGCTCGTGACGCGCGCGAACCCGATCCATCCCGCCTTCATGCCGCGGTCGTTCGAGGCGCTGAACGCATGACGACCGGCAGCACTGACCCGAACCTGCAGCGCGTCATCGTCAGCGCCAGCGACGCCACGACCGACGACGTCAAGGTGGTGATCAACGGCCAGTCCTACGCCGGCTGGCAGGACGTGCGCATCACCCGCGGCATCGAGCGTCTGCCCAGCGACTTCGAGCTCCGGCTCACCGACATCTACGCCGGTGAGGCCGATGCGCTGCAGATCCAGGCCGGCGACAGCTGCACGGTGCTGATCGGCGGATCGGTCGTGGTGACGGGCTATATCGACGTCGCCGAGCCGTCGGTCGACGCCCGCGCGCACGAGATCACAGTGCAGGGGCGCAGCAAGTGCGCAGACCTGGTCGACTGCTCGGCCGAATGGCCGGGCAACCAGATTTCCGGCGCCAATGTGCTCGAGGTGGCGCGCAAGCTGGCCGAGCCCTACGGCATCGACGTCGACGCAGCGCCGGGGCTGGCGGGCTTCACGATTCCCGTCTTCAGCCTAATGTTCGGCGAGACGCCGTTCGACATCATCGAGCGGCTGTGCCGCTACAGCCAGCTGCTCGCGTACGACGACCAGTTCGGCAACCTGCTGCTGACGCGCGCGTCTCGCACCGACCGCGCCGCTTCGGGCTTCCGCGAGGGCTTCAACGTCGAGCGGGCCCGAGCGCGCTTCTCAATGCACGATCGGTTCAGCGAATACCGGTGTTACCCGAACGCCTTCAACACCGTGCAGGAGCTCGGCGACGCCGGCTTCCTTCGTTCGAGCCAGGCCGACGCAGGTGTCAGGCGCCACCGGATGAAGGTGCTGATCTCCGACGGGACCGGCATCGGTGGCCAGGACGTCGCGGCGCAGCGCGCGGGCTGGGAGGCGAGCCGTCGATGGGGCCGCTCCGCGCAGCTTCGCGTGACCACGGACTCGTGGCGTGACAAGGCTGGTGCCCTGTACGAGCCGAACACGCTGGTTCCCGTGGACATCCCGTCTGTGAAGGTCACCGGCAAGCTGTGGACGATCAGCGAGGTGACCTACCGCAAGGGCGAGCAGGGCACGCACTGCGATCTTGTGCTCATGGATCCCCACGCATTCGACGTGCCGGGCGAAGCGCTGCAGACCGGCGGCCCCATCGAGCTCTCGGCCCTGCCGCCGAACATGGGGGCGCGATGAACGGCGACGCCATCCGCCGCCTCTGGCATCGGCTGCAGGCCATCGTGGCACGCGCCCGCATGCTGCTGTTCGACGACAGCGGTCCGGTGCAGGTGGTCCAGGTGCGGCTGATCGGCGACGAGGTGAAGGACAAGGTGCCTCGCGTCGCCGAATACGGCTTCGTCTCGATGCCGCCCGATGGCGCTGACGCGATCGTGCTGTTCCTCGCCGGCGAGCGCTCCAGCGGCGTCATCATCGCGACCAACCACCAGACCTTCCGCATGCGCAACCTCGCGACCGGCGAGGTGGCCATCCACGACGACAAGGGCCGCTTCGTGCTGCTGGGCGCCGCCGGCATCCACGTGCAGGGCAACGCCGATCCGATCCTGGCCGAGACGACCAGCACGATCACCGCCCAGGCCGGCGGCGATGTCAACGTGACGTCCACGGGTGGCGCGGTGAACGCGACGGCGGCCACTGCAATCAAGCTCGAGGCCCCGTTCATTCACCTGAAGGGCTCGTCGATCGTCCTCGAGGCGCCGGGCGTCGGCATTCAGTCGAACGCCCTGGACATCACCTCCACGACGGTCGCGGTCGCGGCCGCGACGACGCTGACCGGCGCCACCGCGATCAACGGGGTCACGGCGATCGCAGGCAACACGTCGATCACCGGCACGCTCACGAACAACGGGCACAACGCCGGCTCTGGCCACACGCACCCGCCGGGCAGCTACCACGCGGGCGGCACGGCGATCACTGGCACCTCGGGAACCCCGACATGAGCGACATCACGACGATCTGGAACCAGACGCACGCCGACTGGAAGTTGGTCGGCGCCGATCTCGCGTCCGGCGGCGACCTGGTGACGGCCGTGCTGATCTCGCTGTTCACTGACCGCGCGGCGCTGCCCGACGACGTCATCCCCGACGGAACGACTGACCCGCGCGGCTGGTGGGGTGACGACCCCGCCGGCGTGCCGCTCGGCTCGCGCCTGTGGCTGATCTTCCGCAGCAAGCTCACGCAAGACACAGCCGGCAGTGCCCAAAATTACGCGGAGGAGGCCTTGCAATGGATGGTGGACGACAGCGTCGTCGCTGGCTTCGACGTCTTCGTCGAATCGCAAGTGCCGAGCACGCTCGCGATGCGCGTGACGCTGTTCAAGAACGATGGGACGAAGCAGACGATCGCCTTCGCGTGGGTCTGGAACGGAGTGACCTGAAATGCCGTACTCGCGGAAGACGCTGACCCAGCTGCGCCAGCAAGTAGCGCAGGACATCGCCTCGGCGCTGCCCGGCTCCGATCCGCTGCTGCGCGTGTCGAACCTGGGCATCCTTGGCGCCGTCCAGGCCGCGCTCGCGCACCTGCACAACGGCTATCTGGACTACATCGCCCAGCAGGCGGTGCCCGGCACCGCGACCGCCGAATATCTCGAGCAGTGGGCGGCAATCAAGGGGATCTTCCGGAAACCCGCCGCGCGCGCCTCCGGCACCGCTGCCTTCTCGGGCACGAACGGCGTCGAGATCCCCTCCGGCACGCCGCTGGTGCGCGGCGACGGCCAGAAGTACGCGACGACGGCCGATGGCACGATCGCCAGCGGCACGGTGACGGTGCCGGCGACCGCGGTGGCGGACCCGGCCGGCCTCGTCGGCGCCGGCGGCGACTGCGACGCGGGCACCGTGCTCACGTTGGGCACGACCATCGCGAACGTGAACTCGAACGGGGTCGCAGCGACGAACTTCGTCGGCGGCGCCGACCTCGAGACGGACGACTCGCTGCGCGCGCGCATGCTGCTGGCGTTCCAGAGTCCGGCGCACGGCGGCTCGCAGGCCGACTACGTCGCCTGGGCGCTCGCGGTCCCGGGCGTCACGCGGGCCTGGTGCGTGCCCAATGCCTTCGGCTCCGGCACCGTGGGCGTCTACGTGATGTTGGACAGCGCCGAGGCAGCGCACGGCGGCTTCCCGCAAGGCACGAACGGCGTCTCGCACCTCGACGTCGGGCCGGCGGGCACCCCGCGCGACACGGTGGCCACGGGCGACCAGTTGACCGTCGCTGACGCGATCTGGCCGCAGCAGCCCGTCACCGCGCTGGCCTACGTGCTCGCGCCCGGTCAGTCGACGGTGAACTTCACGATCGACGGCATCCCCGGCGCATCGAGCGCCACGAAGGCAGCGATTGCAGCTGCGATCGACTCGGTGCTGCTGCAGTACGCGCAGATCACGGGCACCTCGACCACCGTCGATATCAGCTACGTGAATTCGGCCATCGCCGCCATCGCGGGCACGTCGGGCTTCGTCATCAGCAGCCCCGCCGGCAACATCGTCACCGCCCGCGGCGCGCTGCCCGTGCGCGGCACCGTCACCTACGGCGCCTGACGATGGCCGCTCCGCTTTTCACCGTTGACGACTACGTCCGCGCGCTGCAGGCGCTGCTGCCGCGGGGCCCGGCCTGGCCGCGCGACGCCGATGCGACGCTGACGCAGGTGCTGCGCGGCCTGGCGGGCGTCTATGCCTATACGAACGAGCGCGCGAACAACCTGCTGGTCGTGGCGTTCCCCGTGACGGTCGACGACATGCTGCCCGAGTGGAACGCGACGCTGGGCCTGCCCGGGCTCACCGGCTACTCGGGTTCGGATCTGCCGACGCAGCGCGCGCAGGTCGTCGCAGCGCTCACCGACAGCGGCGGGCAGTCGGCGTCCTACTTCATCGAGCTCGCCGCGGCGCTGGGCCTGACGATCCGGATCAACGGCTACCGCCCATTCAAAGCGAACAGCCGGGTGAACGACCCGATCTACGGCCGCGGCTGGGCGCACGTCTGGCGTGTCTTCGGCGTCTATGAGGCGGACTACCAGCCGCTCGTGATCCTGTTCCGCCTGTACAAGCCCGCGCACACGATCGTGCTGTTCGACGTGCCGCTGGGCGACCTGCTGCTCGAGGACGGGCTGACCTTCCTGCTGACCGAAGACGGCCGCACCATCGCAACGGAGTGATTCCCCATGGACAAGATTTTTGACGCCGACGTCTCCGCCACCGCGCCGGCGACGCCCGGCCCGGCGAACGGCTATCCGACCGACGGGGACCTCGGCACCGGCGCGGCCGCGACGACGATCGGCGCCTACTGGTTCTACATGATCACGGCGGAGCTTCTGGCCCTGGTAGTCGGCGCGGGCCTGACGCCCAATGGCGCCGTGCTGACGCAGGTCTTCGCCGCGGTGTCGACGATCGCGAGCAACGCGGCGAGCGCCGCGCAGACGGCGGCGATCAGCGCTGCGACGACGCTGGCCACCGCTGCGCATGACACCGCGCTGAGCACGGTGCTGGGCTGGTTCACCGGCAGCAACGCGTCCTACACCCCGAACGGCTACCAGGTGCTCCCGGGCGGAGGGATTCGCAACTGGTGCCAGCAGGCCGTGACGGGCCTGGCTGACGGCGAGGTCACCTTCACCTATGCGAAGCCCTTCACGTCGTTCTCGGCGGTTCCCGTGCCCAGCGTCGTCGACCCGGGGCGTTCCGGTGACGAGTCGAACTTCCTCGGGATCTCCGTCATCTCGTACTCGCTGACCGGCTGTGTCGTCGCATATGGCCAGAACGGCGGCGGTGCGCGAAATGTCACGGCCGCGGTCGTTGTCGATGGCAAGTGATGGCATGAGGCGCGCGTAGGACGAAGCCGCTTTCAATCGCGCGGCCATACCCTGAAGGGCATGCAACCGAAGCCCGCCGCCACTCTGTTTCGACGCGCCGTCGTCGCCCTCGCCCTCGCGCTGAGCGCGGGCGCCGCCGGTGCGCAGATCGCGAGCAGTCGTGACGATCTCGACATCTCGGCGCGAACGGCGGTGTACATCGTGGGCCTCTCACTTCTCGGCGGGCTGGTGTCCTGGATTCAGCGTGTGCGCGCGGGGCTCATCCCTCCGTGGAGCCTGCTGTCCCTCGTCGGGGAACTGTGCACGAGCGCGTTTTCCGGCTTCCTCTGCTACCTGCTGTGCGACACGGCGGGTCTGAGCGTGAAGCTGACGATGTGCCTAGTCGGCGTCGCCGGCCACATGGGCACGCGCGCGATCAAGGCCTTCGAGACGATGGCCGAGCGCAAGTGGGGCGCGCTGTACGGCGGCAACCAGGAACCCAAGTCGTGAGCAGCGGCACGCGCACGCTCGCGCGCCGCGCGGTCGATATCTTCGATCGCTCGTGGAGCAATGACTCCGAGGTGCGCCGCAGCGTTCTGCCGGGCGACTTCGAGGTCAAGACCGAGCCGAGCGGGCAGCGCCAATTCTGGTTTCGTTGCCCCGGCCCATGCGGCTGCGTCGCGCCCCTGGCCCTCCGGCCGGTGGTGAACGGCGCCGCCCAGTCCTGGGAGTTCGACGGGAACGAGAAGGCGCCGACGCTGCACCCGTCGATCAATCACGTCGGCTGCTGGCACGGCTGGCTCAAGGCCGGCGTCTTCACCGAGTGCTGACCGTGCGCACGACCGACCCGCCGCCGGATCCCTGGCAACCGCTCGGCGAGCGCGTCACGCGCCGCGCGCCCGCGCCGCCGGCGCCTGCCCCTGTTCCCGTTGCCCCGGGCGTCGTGCGCGACCCGGATGGCAAGTACCGCACGAACCTGCCCCTTCCGAGGTGACCATGACGCAGCTGACCGACCACTTCTCCCTCGAGGAGCTCACCTTCAGCAGCACTGCCGTGCGGCTGGGCATCGACAACACGCCCGACCTCGAGACGGTGATGCGCCTGACGAAGTGCGCGCTCGGCCTCGAGCAGGTGCGCGCGCTGCTCGGGCACCCGATCTCGATCGACAGCGGCTTCCGCTGCCCCGCGCTGAATCGCGCCGTCGGCGGCGTATCCAACTCGGCCCACCTGCAGGGGTATGCGGCGGATTTCGTCTGCCCGGAGTTCGGCTCGCCGGCGGAGATCGCGCGCGCGAT